CAGCTCCACCAGCACCGTCCATTCCTCCCGGCTCTGCCGGTATGCAAGTGCTGGAATACGGCCGGCAGCTTGCTCGCGCGCCTGCTTCAGCCAAGTGCCGATGTTCAGCTTCTCCTGAAACTTTACCTCCAGCGCAACCGGCAAGTCATCAGCCTCGTGGTCCGCCCCGCCGGCGCGGGTCTGTGACAAGTTGCGCCGAAAAACTTCCCGCCCAAGAAGGCTGTTGAGAAGGGCAAAAATCTGCCGCTCCCCACGTTGGCCCTTCTGCCTGCTGCTGCGGCCGCTCATCGCTTGCCCCCGAATCTGAATGCGCCCTTCACAGAAAAGGCGTCGAACGTGATCTCGTTCCCATCGCTGGGCGAGCTGAAGTGCCGCCAGCCGCATTCCATGCGAAAGTTCGGCAACGGCTTCCAGCACTCCCGCCCCAGGAAGTGCAGGTACATCGGCTGGTTGTTGCCGCAACTGATCTCTAGCCCGGCAGGCTTGCCGAGATCGAGGTACTTCTTTGCGTGCTCGGCCGGTATGACCTTGCTGCAGAAGTCCGGCTTCAGCAGCTTGTCCATGCTGGGCAGGCCGGCAGCAAACTCGAACTCAAATACCCAAGGCTTCAGCTCGGAGGCGTGCGCACGATCGCAGGTTACGAGCAGCAGCGCTAGCAGGCAGCCGATGCCGACTGCGAGCTTGTGTACGGGGTTTCCTGGCTCTGGGTTACTCACGGGGCTTCCTCCGATTCATTGCCTGCTCCTTCGGCGTTGTCCACCGACAAAGCCGACCATGTGCTTTACCGAGCTGCGGGCGGCTTCCACAAGCACTCCTCCGCAAGCATACCAGTATCCGGATTCCAACGCGGGCGCTCGCGCAGCAGGTAAACGAGACGTGCCGTCTCAAGAGCCGCTGCTTCAGGATCAGCATAGCCGCAGGCGTCGACGCCGTGCTGGACTATGCTGGCGGTGTAGGCGTGCAGCGCCAGGTGCCACAGCGCGTCCTCATCGCTGCCGCCGCACTCCTTCACCAGCTTGATAGCACCCTTGCGCCCCAGCTTGTAACAGCCTGGAATGTTGTCCGTAGAATCGCCAGCCAGGATCTGCGCATACAGCCGCATCAGTGCTTCGCGCTCGCCGACTTTCTTAAAGCCCTTTTCTGGGACGTAGTGCCATCCCGGTGTGCCCAGCAAGTCCTTGTCGATACCGCAGACGACGCAGTCGTCGCCGAGCTCGGTCTGCAAGATGCTGACCTCGTCATCCGCCTCGTAGCCCCAGATGACTTGTGCGCCCCACTGCCGCACCATATAGTCGCGGATGGCTGCCATATGCACAGGCTTGTCTGCAGTGCGGTTGCCCTTGTAGGGCCGGATGGTAGCTATCCGGTCGCGGAAGTTGCCGCTGCCGGTCAGGAAGACGCGCAGCTCGGCCTTTCGGCCGAACCGCTCCTCCACCGCTTTGTGCGCCTTCTGCAACTGCAGCTTCACGCTGTGCAGGCAGTTTTCGATCGGCTCTGGCTCGACGGCTTTGAAGATATGCTTAGCACCGCGCTTCTCAGCAGCTTCCTTCGCGTCCTTGACGCTGTCGAAGATGCCGACCTCGTAGACGTAGTACCACGTCTTCTGCGCCGCAAAGCCGCACGCATAAACTACGCTATCGGCATCGAATGCTGCTACCAGGCTCACGGCTGAAACTCCGGCAGTGACCGCCACCAGGCGGGGCAGACGCCGCATAGAGCGTCTAGTACGGCCTCTTCTGCTGCGTACTCAGCATACGCCGGCTCGATTTCATCCCACAACATGCTAGCGCCCACTGCCTTCTCCCTCAGTTCGCGTCGAAGTCATCGTCGAAGTCGCTGCCGCCGGCGTCCTTGTCGGCTGGCTCTTCCTTCGGCGTGTCCGCATCCGCATCGTTCGCGGGATCGAGCTCCGCCTTCAGCGCGGCCTGCTCCTCCACGATCGCTTGCAAGCCGGCGCCCTGCGCAGTGCTGAAGATGTGCGCGGACAGCTCGTCGAACAGCTCGAGGAGCTGCGCGTGCTGCTTCGCTTGCGCGCCGAGCTTGATGACGCCCTTGTCGACGAACAACGTGACGAGCTGCGCGCTCACCTTCTGCGCATGCTGCATCACAATCGACTGCTGCGTCGCATCGGAGTAGCGGTTGTTGCCGCCGCCTGACGACGGCGCCGAAGCTGCCGCTGCCGGGGGAGCGCCGCCGGCCGCAGACCGCACCTTCGTGACGACGAGGCTCTTGCCCTTCTGCTCGTACATGATGTCGAGCACGTCGCCCTGATTCACTTCGATGCTGGCGTCGTCGACATTCAGGAAGCCGTCGTACTCTTCGTGCTTGACGGCAATCCAGCGCTTGCCTTTGCCGAACTTGCTATCGCCCACCTTGTTGACGCGGGCGCCTTTCAAAACTGCCATGATCTTATCCTCCGTTGAAGAACTCGAACTCTAAACCACTGCCGGGTCGATTGCAACCTTCATGCTCTCGCCCTCTCCCAATCTCTCGCCCCACACCAGCTCAGTGCCGAGCGGGACGTTGAAGTCAATATTATACACGGCGCGCAAGTACTTGTAAACGTCGGTAGTAAAAGCCTTAGTAACCAAGGACTTATACGCCTCGATGTCGTCGCGATGCACCTCTGCGTCGATGTTGTCGTGCACGGTGTTCGTGAACCGAACACGCAGCCCGGCCGCCTTCACGCGCCGCCAGAGGCACACTAGCGAGATCAGCACTATCTCGCCCGTGGCAAGGTACTGCACTGGGTAGTTGCACACGCTCGGCCGTACGGGCTTGCCCGTCGACTTGTCGACAGCAGTGCCATCCTGTCTGTGGCCGATGTTCGGCCAGTAGAACGTCAGCCCGGTCGCTGTACGCAGCTCGCCGTGCTCCTCGACAGCCTGCAGCCACTTGTCCTGCGTCTGGCTAATGCCGCTGTAATGCTCGCGGAACCAGCTGTAATACGCCATCTCGCGCTCGCTGCCCTTCTCACCGCCGTACAGCGGCTTGAATGTGTGCGACTTCGTCAGCGTGTTGCTGGCGCGTTGCAGCTTCACTTCCTTGTCGCCAGCCTTCCAGCGCGCGAACAGGCTGTTGTAAAGCTCCTGATCCCAGCTGCCGTTGAGCATGACCGTCAGCGTCTGAATGTGCGCGTCGAAGTCAGGGCGGCGCAAGTCGCCGATCGCGATAGCATCCTGCCCGAGGAAGGCAGCGACGCGGAACTCGAGCTGCGATGCGTCAGCCGATGTGATGAAGTAGGCCGGGTCTCGGCTCATCTGCAAGCACTTGAACTCGCGCGGCATGTTCTGCGACTGCACGGACTTCTCGCCGTCGGGGAACTGCAGGAACTGCTGCGGGATGCCGCGGCCGGATAGCCTGTGCGTGCTGGTAGTGCATTGCCGTATCTCAGCGCGGAATATGCCGTCGCGCTCGTCGACCACGCCCTTGAAGAACTCCAGGTTCTTAGACAGCGCAGACTCGACTTGCCCGAGCTCGCGCTTCAGCTCGAAGAATTCCTTCTGCTTTTTCGTCTTGGCTTTGCTAGCCAGCGCAGCCAGCGTCATCTTGTCTGTCATTGGCAGCCCGTTGGGGAACTGCTTTGTTGCGGCTTTGCGCCGCGGCTCCCGCCGCGCGTTCATGAGCTCCGGCAGCTTCAGCGACGGCGCCGGATTCGGCGCCATGCTCTTCGTGCCATCCTCGGCCTTAACCTCGATCATGCCGCCGCCATACAGGTAGTGCGCCATCTGTGCTGTGCTGCGCTGGTTGATGCCGCCGGTCAGCTTGTCGAAGCTCTGCTTCAGCAGCTTGTGCCGCGCGCTGTAGTCAGCGTGGACGGCATGCACGTCGTCCTTCGCCAGGCAGATACCGCTGCGCTCGATCTGGCACAGCACAGGCATGACCAGGCAGCGCTGCGCAATGACAGGCAGCAGCTTGCGCTCCTCGAGCAGCTTGATCTGCTTCATTGCGATCGCCGCCGTAACACGCACGTCGCGCTTGCAGCGCGCCACCAGCTTGTGCTGCGGCATGTCGGACGGGCAGACGCCGGCGTCCATCGCGGTAGCAACGCTGCGCTCTTTGCCGGCCTCGCCGTAGCGGGCGGCTAGAGCTCCGAGCCCGTAGCGCAGCTTGCCGGGATTGTTGCCGAGCAGTACCCACTCCGCCAGCATGGTGTCGAACCAAACGTGTTCGGTCGGGTCCAGCCCGTACTCTGCAAGCCTGTGCGCCTCAAACTTGGCGTTGTGCGCGATGATGAAGCCGCCGCGCTTGGCCTTCTCCAGCGCTTCCCAGAACGGCCGGCAGCCTGCAGGGTCGCCGTAGTAGCTCTTTACGGGGAAGCTGTGGTACAGCTCGCTAGGTGCCTGCCAGGCAGGGCCGGCATCCCAGCCTTCCTGCCACGCCACCATGACCACCTTGCTGTGATCCTCGAGCTTCGTTTCAAAGTCGATGCACAGCCACGGCATGTCGACGTACAGCCGGCCGCTGGCAGCCTCGAGCAGCTTCATTTGGAAACCCTGCGGTTAGCCTGCTGCTCTTTGGGCGTGGCCCAGCGGCAGTTACTGGGCTCATAATTGCCGTCGTTGTTGATGCGGTCGAGAGTCTTGCCTGGGGGTCGTTCACCCATGTCCGCGAGGAAGTTCTCAAAGCGAAACCATCTAGGGCATGCTTTTATGCCCCTAGCGCCGTAATACTTATACGCGCGTGCGTTTTTGTTGCTGCAGCGCTGCAGCATGCCTGCCCACGCTTTGTATTGCGGAGTTCTTGAGCGACCGTGCGTAGTCCCGCGCGCAGCGCTGCTACGTCCGACAGCTCGCTGAGTATCCAGAGCAAAGCAGCCGCAGGACCGCGTGTTGCCGGATCTAAGATCGCCCCCGCGCACGAGCGCGCTTGCGCCGCATGCGCAGCGGCAGAGCCACACGGCTCTGCCCGCTCGCGTGCAAGCGTAAGCCTCTACTGCCAGCCTGCCAAAGCGCTGGCCGGACAAATCAGAGCGGGCTGTCATTGCGGCGGCCCTCCAGAAGCCCGCGTGTGTTGTTCATCAATCCAGATTGGAAAAAACTCTTCTCTGCCTGTGAGCTTATTCCGCGCGAGCGACAGCATGCGCTTGTTCTGCCGCTTCATCTCATCCGTGACGCCCACGCCTATGATGAGATCCACAGCGCCCTGCACGCCGGTCTTGGCGCTGTCTACGTCCTCCATGCTGAGCACGCCCTTGCCGCTGGCTCTGTCCCCAGCCTGCGTAATGCCGATCGCTACGAGCTGGTGCTCGTGCGCCATGGCGCGCATCTGCCGACAGACTGCCTCGAGCCGATAGGTGAGATTGTCGTCGCCTTTCTTGCCGCTGTCCATGTGCCGTATCTGGTCGATTACCAGCACGTCCGGCTTCACCTTGGCAATGTACGGAGCGAGATCGCGCATGCCGTAGGCGCCGTGCAGCAGATGCACGTTGCCGAAGCCGCGCCTCAGAGCTTTCGCCTCCGCTCGCTCATACGCCGCTCGCGCCACTGCTCTGTCGGGGCTGTCAAGATCCCAGAGTCTTTCACTTCCAAGACGAGATAAAAAGCGATGTTGAAGAGTGCCCAGCGGCTCTTCATTACCCACGTATAGGATTTTGTGCCCCGCGGCCGCCATCCCCGCCACCATATTGACGGTAAGTAGCGTCTTTCCGCTACCGGGCCGGCCGAAAATAAGGCAAGCATGACCCGCCCGAATTCCACCGTGTAGAACTTCGTTGAGCCGATTGGGGTACACTCGAATTTTGGGCTTTGTGCTGTTGTCACCGAAGTAGTCCTCCGCTGTGAGTCTCGGCTTCCAGTCAGACAGCGCATCTTGCTGATCTGCTGAGAGCTCCAGATATTTTTCTGCTAGGGAACGTGCTTGTTGCCGCTCTGCTCGAGTGAGAGCGTCAGCAAGATCGAGCCCGACCTTGTACGCAGACAAGTGACGGGCAAGCTGTCGGACGTTGGCGACCGACACCGCAGTAGGAATGCCGTCAAGATAACTGAGCAGCGAAGCCGCCATCTTAGGAGCAGGGAAATGTGACTCGAGTCTGGCACGTAGTATGGTGCGATCCACGCAAGGAGCCAGAGTGTCTGCGGCGTAGTAATCGTCTGCCGCATGCTGCACGACAGCTCCAAAGCTGCTAAGCGATAGCGGTTCCCCATTGAGGTCACTCCAAGCCTCTCGGCTGTTAAGTATGGCTGCTAACAGGTGCTCCTCGGTAATCATGACGCGCTGCCCTTCGGACGGGAATTCAAACGCTGTTCGCTGGGCGTAGCCCACCTGCAATTCGACGGCTCGTAATTGCCGTCGTTGTCGAGACGGTCGAGCGACTTGCCTGCAGGGCGTTCCCCCATGTCGACGAGGAAATTCTTGAAGGACTCTTTCCACCGATCGCAAACAGATATGCCGCGCCCGCCGTAGTATTGGTATCTGTTGCTCTTAGGGTCCCGGCACCTAGTCAGCATGCTGCGCCACGATCGGTACGTGCCGCTCAACTGGCCGCCCACGCTATGCCCGTGCGTTACTGGCCGCCCGACCAAGCAGCCGCAGCTTCTAGTTTTCCCCCTGCGCAAGTCTTGCCCCAAAACACGAGCTTTTGCGCCGCACTCGCACTTGCATTGCCACACGGCACGGCCGCGCAGCGAACCGCTGCGTCCGATTACGCATAGACGGCCGAACCTGGCTTCGGCCATGTCGATAGCTTGCGTCACGCGAGCCGCTCCAGAATCTCGGCATCGCTGCTGTCCTTCAGGTCCTTCTCGAGCCGCACAGGCTGCAGCCACGAATACTTCTTGGCGTAGCCAAGTGCCTTGCTGAATGCGTCCGCATCGAGTGCGAGCAGCGTACGCATGTCCGCGCAGGTACTGCGTATCTCTGCCGCCTTGTCGCTGTTCAGGTTCACGCCGAGCAGCGCGACAGCGGTGTAACCCAGCTGCCAGCAACGCATGGCGCTGAGCTGATCCTCGACGATAACCAACACGTCCAGGTCCTGCGAGCCGTCGGGCATATGCCAAGCCTGCCACGGCTGGTCCGTGGCCTTGTAGCTGACAGCCTTTGGCTGCGTGCCGTCGAAGTAGCGCAGCATGCCGCCGCGCTCCTGTCCGGCAGGCCCGTAGACGGGCATGTAAACGGCCTCTCGTCCTGCCGTGCCCTGCACACCGAATGCCTCCGTAGTGGGAACGGCTATGTTGTAGCGGTGCAGCAGCCGAAAGGTGATTGGCTCGAAGCTGCCCTCAAAGAATCGTGGCTTGAACTGCGGCGTGCCGATCTTGGCGCTAGGATCGAGCGGCACTTTGGCGAAGTAGCCGCAGCTTGCGCGCCAGCATTTCGCAGTGTAGAAACTGCCGTTGGCGTAGACGGATAGCGAGCGCTCGTGAGAGCGGCCGCCGTTGCAGGAAGGGCAGAGCATATCGCGGCCGCCGCCGCGCAGTACCGCAGCCTCCTGCAGCTCTATCGGCCAGTCTGTCAGGTTATGAATTCTCATTCTTCGCTGTCCTCGCCGTCGACATACTGCATGTACGAATGCCACGCCGCCTCAGCTTCGCGCTGCGTGCGCTCGCTGTTAAAGTCTAGCGGTTGCGTGTCGTCTAGTATGTCGGGCTCGACAAGCCCGAGCTCGATCGCGGCAGCTATGGGATCGTCGCCGTACAGCTCCCGCCAGCGCGGGCAGATGCTGGTCAGCCTAGATATGAGATTCACGCTTGTACTCCGCTTTGAGCTTCTGATAGACAGCGCGCGCACAGTCAGGCGCTAGCCTGATGTTCCAGCGCTTGACTGTCACTGTCTGGGGAACGCCCTTGTTGTCGAGCTGTGTCACGCGCCGCAGCATGCTGCGCGGCACATAGCGGCGCTCGTCTGTAGTGCCGAGCGCGTCCGCGAACCCGCGCAGCCGCTTGGCTACTTTGCCGCGCATTATTCATTCTCCGCGGGCGGTGGGCAATCGCAGCCCTGCCGAGTCATAGAGCCGCAGATGTGGCACCAGGGCGTGGTGTCTTTATGCGGGCACTCTGTGCGCGGGCAGTCCTTTTCGGGAGCAAAATTACAGACTGCGCAGGTTTCTTGTGTGCTCATCGCGGTAGCACTCCGCGCGAGCGCTCCACCATACCCGCATCTGGCTCGCCGTCATGCTCTGGCGGCTCCGGGTTCATGCCGCACCACGGGCTATGCAGCTCGATCGTTAGATCAAGGCTGCACTCGTCGCAGATGTGCGGAATCTGCAGCCGCTCGCGGAGGAACAGCTCGTGCAGCTGCATTGCCATACCGCAGAGCTCCTCTCCAGATGCCGTAGTCCAGCGCTCGAGATGCCGATTAGCGTAGCGGCTAAGCAGCTCGAGCTGTGCGTGCAATTCGTCGCTGATGTAGTGCATGTCGGGAACTCCTTTGTTGCCTTGCAGTGTGTAAAAAGCGGGCCGGTCTTACGCCGATCGCTGCCGGCCCGAAGCACTCACACACACATCGAAAACCTCTATTTACGAATCCTAGTCGAAGTCAAGCTTCGATGCAAGCGTTTCCGGGAACGCCATTGTTGATAGCACTCCCAGATAGTGCGGCCGGGCAGATTGTGCCGCCTTTGCACCATAGTGAGCACTGTAGTGCGCCCCCGCGCGCCATCGACAGGCAGCCCCAGCGCTAGCCACCTGGCATAGCAGCGCGCGACAGCGAACCGTTTAGCCTCAGTTAGCGGGACTCCGCGAGGCATGGCTAGCACTCCTCCGCCTCGGCCATGATCTCGGCGCGCTGCCGCTCGTTGAGCGGCGGCCAGGTACGCGGCCGCACGCGGTGCGATCTGCCGGGCAGCGCTGCAGGCGCTGGCTTGCTGCGGTCAGTGCGCACCATGCGCATACAATAGCCGGGCCCGGCCAGCGTGCGCACGGCTTGCTGCGCAGCCTCAAGTGGGACGTCGCTGGCCACGCGAGCTATGCCGCGCGCGGTCACTCTTTCGACATTGAACAGTGCCGCGGGCAGGTACTTGCCGCCCGGTCTCACGTCTGCTTTGCTCACGATCGTTTCTCCTTCAGATGTTTAGCACGGCGCTGTTTCCAGCGCTCCAAGTTCTGTGCATTCTTCAGCTCTAGCAGTGACAGCGGCCTAGCCTCTGCGAGCTGCTCTAGCGCTTTGGCTGTGATGCCGTACAGCCACGGTCGATAGTTGCGCATGGCTAGCTGTGCCTGTAGTAATGCTGCCACGCACCACCGCGCATGCGGCGCCAAAGGCGCGTGCATTGCGGGCCGCCAAGTGACCAGTATTCCCGCCTCGATATGCGCTCACTGCCCTGCAGTGAGCTGCCGAGCGGCTGTGCCACGTCGGCAAGCGTGGCAACTACGCGGTTGCGGCGACGGCTCGCGAGAACCACCGACGTGCAATGCCCCGTCCAAACTCGCGCACGAAGTAAGCGCGCAGCCAGTCCCCAGCGCTGCCCTTGCGGTCACTGCCGGGCATCTTGTATCGCGTCTCTAAGTCACACGCGCGCTCGCCGCCACGCGCTGCGCGCTCTTCACATGCCGCATGAATACCTTGCCACTTGCCCGCCCATTCGTCGGGACCATAGCTGCGCACGCGATAGTCACATGGGGCGGGCATGCTATGCTCGCGCGTGTAGTACCAGAGCGCGAGCGCGAGCACAGCGCACGCTGCCTTGCGGTATTCGGTGGGGAAGTACTGCCCTGTGCAATAGTCGACGCGCCAATCGGGAGAGCTGCTAAAGTGCCCTCCGCCGTGCTCGTGCGGGCCTGGCGGTATGAGCTGCAGCCTACCGCTGAATGCGCGCGTGGCTTCGAGCAGTGCATCGGCTGTGATGCCGTCGCGCCATCCCACGGCTTTGCGCAGCTCGCGGTAGTCACGCAAGTCGCGCGTAATGCTGCGCAGCTCGCTGCGGTAGCTGGTCACGTCGCCGTAGTTGCCGAACTCCAAGCCCGGGCGCTGCCGCACGAATGCATCTAGCGCGTCGAGAATGGCCGTTTTCCGATCGTCTGTGTGTGTGCTCATGTTCCTATTCCTTTGCGGGCATGCCGCAGAAGTGAAAGTGCCGACGCTCCCATTGCTGATCAGCGCGTGACCAGCCGCATCGCCGCAAGTCCCGCAGCGCTGCGGCTATGAGTCCTCGCAGCTGCGAGGGATAGCGGCTGCTGCCGAATGCCACGATGTGCCGATGCGCTGCGTGATAGCTGCTAGGGTATCTCATGCTTCTATGCCTCCTTGGCGTAAATCTCGCCGCGGTACTTGCTCCAAGGCGCTGGCGCCTTGCGAACAGCTCCGCGAGCTGTGTGTGAGTGGACGGTAGCGATATGCTGCGCAGTCGGTGCCCAGATCAGCAGCCACTCGCGGTATTCGGGCAGCTGCTGCGCGTCGACTAGCAGATTGATCTCTGCGTCGGTCATGTGATTAGGCGTGTTCACGTTCGTGGTACTCCTGCAATAACCGCTCACACTCCGCAAGCGTGCCGATGTATTCCGTATTGAATTCTAGAAAGTAGAAACGGCCGTCGTTCCACTCTTCGATAACGAGACCTTCCTGATACGGATCTACCGAATTGCTGCCCTCGTACGCGTAGTACACGCGGTACGCTTTCACGCACGCGGGAGCAGCCTCATCCCACGGGCGGCACTCTGCAGCCGGGCGCACTAGCGATAGCTTAGGCGTGTTCATTTTGCCGCCTCATGTGTGCTAGCCAAGCGTCCACAATGCGCGCGCAGGGCACATACCCGCCGGCAAAGCACCAACGAATAAATGCGCGCAGCTCGTCTGCCGTTAGTGTGTCAAGCGTATTCATTGGTCTCATCCTCCCAAGTGTCGACAGGCGCGCAACACAGCGCTGCCTGCAGTTTCGATTCTCTGCCCGCGTCGTGCATGCTGCCACACTCGCGGCACTCGACGGGCGTGCTAGGGCAGCCGCGCTCGTGGCAGGCTATGCCCGCGATGTAGAGCAGATCGCAGTCTGGGCAGCTCATCGGCTTAGCCGCTCAATAGCGGCCTCCTGTGCGGCTGCGCGGTCTCGGATGCTGTCAGCGCCTGCTCCGATGCTGTAGGCGATGCATAGCAGATAGCCTGCCATGGCGAAGCCCAGGACGTGTAGCAGGATGTTTTCTTTGGTGCGTGATTTCATGGCGTGTTACTCCTGAATGAGCGCGGCTATCTGTGCCGCGCGGTGTTCTTCAAGTTCGGCAGCGTCGACCGCTAGCACGCGGGATTCAACGCCTACTTGTGAGCGTTGGAACGCTACGGCGTCGCCGCGCTTTTCCCACGGGCCCTCACCGATGTCGCCGCCGAGGGGCGTCGAGATGATATAGACAAGGCTCATTCGATTCTCCGTATGTGTGCGATCCTGAGTACAGATATGCAATCGGCGTGCCAAGTCAGGCAGCGGCCCAGGTATGCGGGATTGAACAATAAACACGATCGCTCGAGGTGACGTAGCGCGTCACATTGTGCCCATAACGTCACTTCGCGTCAACTTGTGCCCTGAACATAACCGCGCTTATAGCACAGTCGACGGCAGATGTATATACGTAATGATACGTATATGAACGCAAGCCGCTGATACTGCTAGTGTTATAGGGAATGCTGCCATACCTGGAAGCACTGCTAAACACAGCCTAAGTATCTGAATGCAAAGGGAATAGGGGGGAGATTAAGAGGGGGGTCTAGCAGAGCTGTGAGCGTAGCCCTAGCGAAGCGAACCTGCTAGCGGCAGCAGATAGAGAGCATGCCCCGAAGGGGCAAGAGCAGCAGAGCTAAGCTTGCTCGAAGACTCGCAAGAGTCCTGAGCTGCCTAGCGGCAGCACGGACTGCAAGCACAGCAGCAGCAGCAGCAGCCACGAGGCAGACATGCCGAGGTATGGCTGCCTGCTCTGCCTCTCTTCTCTCCTGCATGCTGCAGCTGCAGAGCTGCCTCGCAGATCAGCTGCGCTGCTCTGCTCGTCAGCTGTACCCCGCCACTCTCCGAAGGAGTAGCCCCGTTACTCTGCTGAGCTGTGTCCCGCAGTCTGCTGTCGACAGCAGCACAGCAGCTGCGATCGCAACATAACGCTGGCCCTGCCATGCTCGACAGCAGCAGCCAGAGCTGTAGCCAGCTGCAGCAGGGAGGCCGGGGGGCCCCCTGCCGAGCTCCGGGGAGGAGGGGTATCCACCAACCCCTACCAGAGGAAAATCCGATGCTTTCTGCTGGCAGTCTGCAAGCCGCGCAGTTCTGCGGAGAATAGCCCGCTGCAATCTCCGCATGCTCTGCTAAGCTCTTGATCTGCAAGGCAGTGCTACGCAGTGCTTGACAGCAGAGAAAAAACAGTTCATACTAATGTTACAGTTCTCGAAGGTTTTAGTATGCGATTTGGCGAGGGAGAGGCGCGGGAGATTAGCGTCGCGGGAGCGCGCAGGCGCTCCGCGTCAACGCTGGGGAAAAGGCAGCGGACCCTAGAAGCTAGTCGCAGGGCTGCCGGGCTTCCCGAGCCGGGCCGTCCAGAGCCGAACAACTGCGAGTGCTGCGGCCGGCTGTCATCCAGGCCGCGCAGGGCACTGGCGCTAGATCACTGCCACGTCACCGGCAAGTTCCGGGGCTGGCTATGCACTGCCTGCAACCTGGCTCTGGGCAAGCTAGGCGACAGCATCGAAGGCTTAGAACGAGCGCTAGCCTACCTCAGGCGCTTTGAACAGACACTGGAGAACGCATGAACGACCGCGTCCTATCATTCCGCGAAGGTGCGGGCATCAAAGTCGCTGTCGGCGGCACGACGGTGGAGATCACGTCGCTGCTGCCAGGCCGTACCTACCGGATGACGCATTCGGCCGGCGGTGACGCTGCCGTGACCCAGTCCGCAGGCTGCGTCTGCCGCTTCAGCGCTTCGGACGCTTCCAGCGCGAACGGCGGTTTCGACTTCGCGATCGCCGCAGGCGAGAGCCTGTTGGTGAGAGCTCCGCCCGGCAACGCCGGCACGGTCCTGAACGTCATCGAGATGGATGCGACCGACGGCGCCCTCGCGGCGCTCTACATCGCTGAGGTCTCGGACGACAACTAGTCGCAGTGAGCCGCGGCGCCCGTAAGGCGGGAATGGTCGGCTCCAATATTCAGCCCTGGGAGGGGAAATGAAGGCATCGAAGTTCCAGCAAGCCTTGCTTGCACGCAGCCTGCCCGTGACCGCTCTC